CGCTCCCCCCTTGCCTCCCCTAACAGGGGAGGGGTCAGCCGGAGGCTGACGGAGGGGTTCGCAAAGCCCGTCGAGGGTTTGCTTTACGGCATTAGCCCGGATCGCCGAAGATGATCTGCCGCGCGTCGCCCCAGCCCACGCCGAAGTCGGCATACGCGGTGTAAAGATCCTTCAGCGGGTTGTCCTGCGGCGACTGCAGCACCATTGGGCGCGTGTTGTAGACGATGTTCACGAGCTCCTTCATGAGACGGCGGTCACACACCGCCCACTGTTTGCTCGTGAATCCGTCCGCGCCACCGCCCATCACGATGTAGCGCATGCCGTAGATGGGGTTCGCGGCGTTCGTGTCGTCGTCGGGGTTCTGCGTCGGCATCAGGCGGGAGTTCTCGCCGAACATCTTCTTCGCCTTTTCCTCCAGCTCCGGCGCGATCAGCACCGTGTCAAAGTCGCACAGGAACGGCACTCCGTCCGGCGTCACAAAGCGGTTGGCGCGTGCCTGCGCCGCCGTGATAGCCGCAACGGAGAAGGCGTCCGTGGTGATGTTGGAGTACGTACCGGCGTCAGCGTCCGCCTCAAAGCGGCGGCCCTGCGAGCCGCGGGAAGCGACCGGGTGCGCGGCATTCGCCCAGCTCACGCCGTCGCCGCCGTTGTGTCGGCCGTCGGTGTTCCAGGCGTTGGCGAACATGCGCAGCACATGCAGATACACCGTGAGCGCCATGCTGTTGCCGAGCTTCGTGCCGACCTTCTTCGTCTCGCCCGCCTTGTCGATCTTCGCTTCTTTGTAGCCGACAGGGATGGAGAGCGAGTACTCGACCGGCGTGATCACGGTCTTAAAGCCGCGCTTGAGGCTGCCCTCGTTGAGATTCTCGCCGTCGTAGCGGGGCGCTTCGCCGTAGCCGCCGGAGCCGGTCAGCTCGTAGTCGATGCTCTTGGCGTTCACCTCGCTGATGACGGGTGACAGCTTGTTGAGGCGGTCGGCATACGCAAAGTCGAACGCCTTGCCGACAAACTTGTAGTTGTCGGTCGCCCAGTTCATGAAATTCGCAGGCATTTCTGTTTCCTCCTTCTTAGGTCAGCGCATGGCCGATCGCCATGAGCTTGATCGTGCCGCGCTCGTAGTCGTGGCCGATGCAGCGGATCTTCGTCGCGCCCACGGTCTTGAGCGTGATGCCGAGACGCTTGTCGCCGAGACTCGCAACGCCGCCGATGGCAGCGCCGATCACGGGGTAGACCTCGTACACGTCGCCCCCGGACGGCGTGCCGCCGCTGGCCTTGGTCATCACCGTTCCGGTCTTGGCATAGTCGGTAACGACGATCTGCGTGCCTACCGCGTCGGTGTTCGTGCTGGACGCAGCCTTGCTCTTCAGCACGAGAATCGCGTTGTTGAAGCTGTCGTCCGCGGCGCTCGCGTCCACCTCGCCGGAATCCGGCACAATGGTCGTGGCGCTGCCGGAGGCGGCCTTGATCGTCGGCGCGGCGCACTCAAAGATGAGCGTCGGGTTGTCGCAGACTTTGATCTCCTTGCCGTTCGCGCGCAGATTCAGCGCGTCCTCCGTGCCGGAATGAAATTCCGCGGCAATGCCGAGGATCGCTCCGGTCTCCGCAGCGGCGGCCAGAACGACCTTGCCGCCGGAGAGCTTCACAACGGCGCCCGCGTCGATCACGGTCGCCGCGTCGATGGGATAGTTGCGGGCGGTCTGCAGCACGCTGCCGCCGTCCACATTCTGTACAGGATGCATGATTCTTCTCCTTTCAGCGTTCCAAAAATTCCTTGGCGGTCATTTTCAGATTGGGGTATTCTCGGTTCCACTCGTCGAGCTCCCTCTGCTGGGCGGCCGTCAGCCCGGCAGATACGCCGCCTCCGCCCGCTCCCGTGGAGCGTTCGGCTTTCTTTGCGGCCTTCTCCACCGCCTTCGCGGCGGCTTCCTCTCCCACAAGCTCCTGCCAGTCGGCATAGAGCTCGCTCAGCGGCTCCTTCCCGTACCGGCTGCCGCAGAACCTGCGGAACTTCGCGTTTCCGTCGAGCTTGGAAATATCCACGTCCGGGTGCTCCCGGACGAATGCCGCGGCGTCCTGGGCGATCCAGTCCTTCTGCCGCTCTGCCTCGGCGTCTGCTTTCTCCCGCTCGGCCCGCTCGCGCTTCTGTTTGCGGACGACCTCTTTTGCGTCCTCTTCCTCCTCCAGATCCTGCACGGTGCGCCCGCTCTCCGCCGCGGCCTTCTTGAGCCGCGCCGCGCGCGCCTTGTCGGCGTAGCTCTCCAGCACGTCCAGCGAGTCGATCGCCCCGCCGCCGTCCGGATCGCTTAAGCCAAGCTTGGCAAGCGCGCTCTGGTAGCGCTCCTCGGCCCGTCGAAATCCGGCGGATTCTCCGGCCTTGCGCGCCGCCTGGTATCTGGCGTTCTCTTCCCGGCTCTGTCTGGCAGGTTCGGCGGCCTCCTGCTTCTTTTCGCCTGCGGTCTCTTCCGCTTCAGCGCCGGTCTCTGCGGTTACGACGCCGCCCTCCGAGCCCTCCTCCGGAGTTTCGACTTCCATGTTCTCTTCCATGTGGGTCCTTTCTGCCGCTGTACTGCCGCGGCCGCGATGTATTTTTCCTGCTGATTAAAGGCTAACCCGAAATATCTGTCCGTGCTCGGCGACTTTTTTGTGAACTTTTCACGAATCGTCAAACCCGTTGAAGCAGCAGGAGGTTCCGGCCGCAGAAAATAAAAAACCGGAGCAGTTTCCCGCTCCGGTCAAAAAATTTCTGTGAAATATTACCCGCGTTTATTATCACGTTTGTGCTGCTCCCGTGCTGCCCGCAGAAAGCTCCGGATAAACCGCAGAGCCTCCTCGTCCGTGTTGGCCAGCATCCCAACGATCTCCTTGATAGTTTTTTTCCGCTCGATGGTTGCCGTATCGCTTTTCATGTCCCGCTCTCCTTTCCGTCAGATCATCCCCAGCAGGAAGAAATACACACGCCGCAGCGCCCGTATGTCCATGTGCCGCAGCATCCGCACGATCTCCTCGATCTTCGTTTCTCTATCGTTATTCATGCCCTTGTTCCTTTCTTCCGCGAAACGGAACGCATCACCGCCTCCCGTTTCGCGTCTTTCGTATTTTTTCTCTATCGCAGCGAGGATTATTTGATTTCGCGTTGTTGGGTAGTATACTTACCTTACCCCGCCCGTTTCGTTCGTCTCTGCCTCGTTTATAGCGCCGCTTTTCTTTCTTTTTGCAGCCGTGAGCCGCGCCATCTGCTCTTCCGTCCGTTTGGGCTTTTTCCTAAAGGGATTCTTCCCGAAACGGAACGGCCACAGCGGGCAGTTGCTCTCGCAGGGGCAAAGCTCTACCTGCTTCATGCTGCCGCAGCAGCAGTCAAGGCATTTCTCACGGATGACTTTTACCGGGTTTGTGCTTTTGGGCATAGAAAAACCTCCTTCAAATTGTCCTTGACCTTTGAAAGAGGGCATAGTAATATATTTACACCCTCCTTGCAAAAGGTCGGTAACGGATTCCCTGTGCTGTCTGTCGCCAAACTGAGCAGCGCAGGGAATTTTTTATTCTTCTCGTTTCAGACGGTCGTACACCGACTTGATACCCTGCCGGATGATGTCGGCCTTGCTCTGCCCGGTTTTCTCCGCGCAGTACTCCAAGCGGTCTACATCCTCCTGTGACAGTCTAACACGGGTGCTGAGCTGCTTCGGGTTGTCGGTTGGTCTGCCTGTTCGTGGAGACATTGTATCACCTCTCTTTCGTATCCACATAAATCATTATATACTATGTGGATACATATGTCAATACCCAAACGCAAAAACAGGACAGGTTTTCTCCCTGTCCTGTTTTCGTTTATCCCCATACTCTCTTGGCCCTCTTCTGCCGCTTCATCTGATCGATGAGCTTCTCCCGCGGCTTCTCCGGCTCCATGAGCACCGTCATTCTCTGCTGATGCCGCACTGCGTAGGTGATCGCCGCGCCCATCACAAGGTCGTCGTGCTTCCCGGCGAGCGCCTCCGGCCGGTGGTCCTCGTTGTAGCAGAACGTCAGCATTTCCTCGAGCAGCTCACGGTCGGTAAACCACTCCGGATGCGAGGAAAACACCTCCACCAGATTCGCGATCGCCCGCGGACGGCTCTGCCGGTCGGTGCGGAAGCCGTAGCTCTTCTTCATCTGCCGCGTGTAGGTGTCCTCCCGCTCGCGGCTGTACTGGTTCGGGTACTCCATCTCCTGCAGCTTCATCACCGGGTAGGTGGAGAAGTTCGTCTCGATGGCAACGAGCGCGTCGTTGTAGAATCGCCCGAGCGCATAGATCTGCCGGACGTATTCCGGCTCGGAATATTTCTGCCGGAGCTTCGCCACGATCCTCCCGCTCACGTTTTCGATGACGATCGCCGTGAAGTAGTCCGAGCCCTCGCCCGCCGTGTCGCCGCCGAGCACATACGGAACGCCCTCCTCCGGCAGCTCGTAGAGCGTGATCGCGCCGGTCTCGCTCTCCGTCCACTCGCCGTCTGTAAACTCCCCGCGCCCGGCGGGTCCGGGGAGCCGTTCCAGCCGGAGCACGATCTGCTCGTTGTCGAATACGCCCGTGCCGCTGTGGAGAAACGCCTCGCCGGGAGAGGCGGGATACTCCTGCCGGAACATGTCCAGGCTCCCTCCGCAGTTGTTCGCAATGCACCAGCGCCGCCATTGCAGCTGCTCGTCCGTCAGCTGATAGGTGGCCTTGAGATCCCGCTCCTCCGGCGTCCATTCCGTCCCCGGCACGACCGGCATCGAGTAGTCCGGGTTTTCAAACCACGCGAAGAACACCGGCTCAAAGTCGTTCTCCCCCGCAACGGCGGCGTCCCAGCGCTCCTTGAAGTCCTCAAAGCCGTTCGCCGTGCTCTCGATGACGACCATCGTGCCCGGCAGACTCGGCACGGCCTGTAAAATGCCGGCAAGCGTGGAGGCTTTCCCGTCCGCGCCGTCCGGCCAGAAGGCGTACTCCGAAAGATGCACACATTGCAGCGTGTCGCTTCGTCCGATGCCGCGCCCGCCCGCCGTGGCGCAGCGGATCCGAGAGCGCAGCCCCGGCCTTGCCTCCCGCTCGCTGCGGAGCTTCGACGGGTTCTCGAATACCAGCTCCTGCGCGTTCGAGGCGCGCAGCATCGGCTTCACCGGCGCGGGCAGCTCGTCGTAGAACAGCTTGCTCATCCGGAAAAGGTTCGCCGTCGCGTCCTCTCGGTGCGCAACGATCAGCGCGTTTACGTTTTTTCGCGTAGCGCATGCGTGGAAGATGAGGCCCTCCGTCAGCGTGGAAAAGCCGAGCTGACGGGCTTTGAGAATGATGAGCCGCACGGGCTTCCCCGCGTCCTGCTGCCGCTTCGCCACGGCGTAGAGCTTCCTTTGCGCGTCGTTCAGCCGGAACGGCACGACCGTCCCGCTCTTCGTCTTGATCTTCAGGCACGATTCGATGTAGTCCATAGCAATGCACGGGTTCACAGTTTTGAGCCCTCCTGCCTTGCGAGCCAGTCCTCAATGCTCTCGGCGGCTGTCTGCTCCCCCTCGGCAAAGTCCATGTGCTCGGCAAGCTCATGCAGCGCGCGGATCGCGCCGTTCGCGTCAAACTCCCAGAATCCGTTCGGCTCCTTCTGCCGCGTCTCCGGGTTCCATTCGAGCACCGGCGTCTTCTGCGTGCACCGCTCCACGATCTCCACCAGCCGCCGCCCGATCCACGCCTTCGATATGCCCATCTCGTCAAAGAGCTTCTTTTCCAGCTCCCGCCGGTATTCAATGACGCCCGGCATCTTGAGCGTCTTCGAGGCCGTCGAGGCCGCGCTCTTCGCGCTGTACCCCGCGGCGATGGCGGCGTCCGTAGCGTCTCCGCTCCGAAGATACTCCTGCACGAACTTCTTCTGCCGCGGCGTGATATCTCTTGCCATGTCTCTCCCTCCTCACATCGGCCAGTACGCCGCATAGAAATTCCGTCTCAATTCGTAGATTCGGCCCACCGGCACGCTCGTCTCGCGGCTCGCCGTCTCCGGCGATTTGTTTTTCAACAGCACGGCGATGAGGGCACGCCCCTCGGCCTGCCCTGTCGCTGTACTCTCTATCGTTTTTCGGATCTCGTCCTGCGCCGGCGGCGGCAGATTCCGGTACGCCTCCAGAAAGGCGTGAACTATGCGCTGCTGCCATACCGCCCCGCAGCCCTTCATCGGCCGGAATTTCAATTCTTCGCCTCCTTTTTAGCCTCCCTTGTGCAAAGGGAGGTGGCGGCATCGCCGCCGGAGGGATTGTCGCCCCGGTTGACATTTGTTTTAACAGAACGCGCAGAGACGCGCGCGCCGTTGCCTTTTCTTTCCTTCTCCGGTCGAATATAGCGAACATACTCCGAGGTAAACCCGCTCTCGTAATCCCGTGTTTTATGCTGCTCGCAGATGATCGCGTCTTTCGGGAGTTCGATCTTGCTGTTGATGTACACCGGCACCGGTTCCGTATAGACAGGCTTTTCTAACCCGCGGCTCGTGTGGTATTTCTTTTTCCCCGGTACGCCCTTGGCGTTTCGTATCATATACTCTGCAATCTTGACATGATCCTTCCGTCCGTCAAGACGGCGGTACGTCACCGCCTCCTGTGGCCAGAGAGCGCAGACGAGCTCATAGTCCGCCGCCGGCATGACGAGATGAAAATGTGGCCGGGCATCGTTTCCGTCCTCATCTTTCCGGCCTTGGGAGTAAACGAACTTGATGTTCTCCCCTTGTTCCTTCCGATACGACTCGCGGAGCTTTCGGAGGAACCGGTCGAACGCCGTTTGAGCGGTCTCCCAGTTTATTTCTTCCTTCCCCGGAAAAGTAAGGGTGAGCCACAGATCCCCCATCCGGAAATTGCAGTTGAGCACTCGGGTGAGTTTCTTTATGGCATCCGTCTCGTTGCGTTTGATTTTTTCAATACTCGACTTTTTCGCCTTTGTTCCCCGCCGAACGCGCTGGCCGCCTCTCTTTGTCGGCATCCAGCCGCGGCGGATCTCCGTCACCGGTCCCGAAATGATTTTGTACTCCATGTAAGCCGTCACTCCTTTTATCCTCCGTCCTAAAGATAGCCTTTTAACAGGTCCGCAAAAATTCGCGCACGCGCACGCGAATTATATAAAGTATCGCCGTTCTTTTCTCCTGCCTCCCTCCCCGAGGGAGGTGGGGGCCCAACACCACCCCGGGGGGGGGGGGGCGCCCTCCCCCTCTCCC